GCTCAGTGGTGTGCTCGTCGTGGTACACTACAAGAAGAACTTGCTAACGACATCGCTAGAGAAATCGAAAAAGCCACAGGTGCAAAAGACCTAGGTGTTTATATTCAAGCAGTACATGGTTGCTGTGAGAATCGCGGTATCATGGCACACTCTAGCCTAACTCAAACAACTGTTCTTAAAGGTGCTTTCAAAGACGACGGCAACACAAAGAAAGAGTTTTTTGACAACATCAAACTACAGCAAGAATTTGCTCCGAGGTAATTATGGGTGACGGTGGAAAAGGAAGTCGCCCAAGACCTTATAGTGTAGATCAAAAAACATTTGATTCTAATTGGGACAATATTTTTAAGAAGGATAAAGAAATGCAGGTAAGAGTAAAAGAAAACGCAGAAGAAATTGGTCGTTGCGGCTGTGGTCGTAGCCCAACTGGTAAGTGTATTGGCTGGCATGGTCTCACAGAAGAACAGTTCAAAGACGCTCTTGAAAAGTACATGACCAATCAACAAGACACCAAAGGCGATCCTGTATGAAATTCCTTGACAAGTGGCTTTATGGTAAGGTCCGCGACATGTGGGACAATAGACACAAATACGAAGAAGGACAAAAAATGAACACATTATCTGCAGGACTTGCAGTCGAACGTAGCAGGGCAGAAGGCGAAGGACGCATTACTTTTGAATTAAGTACCGCAGTGGGTGGTAAGATTCTTAATGTACGTCACTATGACGATCGTAAAGACAGGCACGACAGTCAAACTTATGTCATTCCAAGTGGAGAAGATGTGGGAGAGCGTGTTGCCAAAATTATCAATTTGGAATTATTTAAACAATGAGTAAATTAAAAGTCGCAGAACTATTTTACAGTATCCAAGGTGAAGGACGCTATATGGGCGTTCCTTCTATTTTCTTACGTACCTTTGGCTGTAATTTTAAATGTCAAGGTTTTGGCATGCCAAGGGGAGAATTAAGCAATGAAGTTGAAGTTATTGCAGAACGTATTGCAGAATTTAAAACGTATGAAGAACTTCCACTTGTATCTACTGGATGCGATTCATACGCTAGTTGGGATCCTCGTTTTAAACATCTTAGTCCTATGCTTGATACCTCTGCGGTGGCTGACGCTATTTGTGATATACTGCCTCACAAAACTTGGAAAGATGAACATCTAGTTATTACAGGCGGTGAACCTTTACTAGGTTGGCAACGTGCTTATCCAGATTTGCTGAGTCATCCCAAGATGGCAGGCTTAAAAGAAATTACCTTTGAAACTAACGGAACACAGGAACTAAGTGAAGAATTTATAGAGTATCTAGTTCAATGGCAAATGCCTAATGTCGATTTCGACAGAGAGATTACATTCAGCGTAAGTGCCAAACTTCCATGTAGTGGCGAAAAGTGGGAAGATGCTATTAAGCCAGAGATTGTTTGCAGATACGAAGATGTTGGTACAGCATATTTGAAGTTTGTTATTGCCACTGAACAAGATTATGCGGATGCCGAATGTGCTATTGCCGCATATCGTTCAGCAGGATTCAAAGGGCATGTTTATCTAATGCCTGTGGGTGGTGTAGAAAGTGTCTATGCTCTTAACAATCGTCGTGTTGCGGAACTAGCGATGAAGAATGGCTTACGCTATAGCGATAGACTACAAGTTCCGCTATTTAAAAATGAGTGGGGAACATAATGAAAGAATGGTTTAAGAAAGTCACAGGCATTAAACGCCTAGAAGAAGAAAAAGAAAAACTCAACATTGAAGCGGCTTTGGCTAAAGCAAGAGCAGAAGCAGCCAAAAAAGAAGAAGAGTTGGCAAAGATGACTCCGAAAGAACGTGCAAATGCTCTCGGTGAGCCATATATTGCTGTTTTAGATACACATATCAATAAAGAAAACTTACGTAACGGTTTTCTTGAACTTGACTGGAACGATGCCTTTGTGTTACAATTGAAACAACAAGGGTATGGCTTTGACGGTGATCCAGACGAAGAGATTGTAGATCGTTGGTTTAGAACATTGTGCAAAGACATTGCCGGAGAAGAAGGTGTTGATATGACTGACCGCGGTGCCGGTTATATCAATGTTAAGAAAATCGCTGAAGGTAAATCGGAAGTTTCATGACATATATTTTAGTTGATACTGCTAATACATTTTTTCGTGCAAGACACGTAATTAAGGGCGATGCCGATATTAAACTCGGCATGGCCTTTCATATTACACTAAACAGTATCAAAAAAGCATGGCAAGACTTTGAAGGCAGTCACGTTGTATTCTGTCTCGAAGGTCGTTCGTGGCGTAAGGATCACTATGCTCCTTATAAGCGTAACCGCAGTGATGCTCGTGCGGCACTTACTCCTAAAGAACAAGAAGAAGATCAACTGTTCTGGGAAAGTTTTGACAAGTTTAAAGATTTCATCATTGAAAAGACTAACTGTACTGTATTACAGCACGGTGAACTAGAAGCAGACGATTTGATTGCGGGCTGGATACAAAGTCATCCAGAATCTAAGCACGTTATTATCAGCACAGACAGCGACTTTGTACAATTGATTAGTCCTACCGTGAGTCAATATAATGGTGTTATGGAACATCATATTACTCATGAAGGTATCTTTGACAAAAAAGGTAAACTAGTCATTGATAATAAAACTAAAGAGCCTAAGGCAATTCCAGATCCACAATGGTTGCTATTTGAAAAATGCATTCGTGGCGACACTAGCGACAACGTCTTTAGTGCCTATCCTAAGGTTCGTAAGAACAAACTAGAAGAAGCATTTAAAGACAAAGACAACAAAGGCTTCGCGTGGAACAATCTCATGCTCCAACGTTGGGTCGACCATAACGGTGAAGAGCATCGTGTGCTAGAAGACTACGAACGCAATCGTAGACTGATTGATTTGTCTGCACAGCCCGACGAAATTAAAGCAAAAATCTTTGGAACTATCAAAGAAAACATTGACAAAGAAAAGAATGTAAGTCAAGTTGGTATTCGACTTCTTAAGTTCTGCCAACTTTACGATTTAAAGAAAATATCAGATCAAGCACAACAATATGCTGAACCACTTAATGCGAGGTATCATCAATGACTGAACTACATGCAAAACCTGTTGTAGATGGAAAGTTTTGGATTGTCGAAGACCAAGGAAACAAAGTCGGCGTTCTAAAAGTCACAGAACAGAAGAAATATGTTTTTAGTAGCAAAGACAAAGTTACTACCTTTGACAGCAAGAAAAAACTATTTGAAACATTTGGCAAGGACTTTTTTGTAGCAAAGACTACAATGCCTATGTCCGATACACCTAAAGAAGTTCATGGCTTTGCCGCTAGTAGTGAACCTCACAATCCAATGTTCGATGTAAAACGCAATCTTCCATTGTTTACAAAGAGCAGTAAGAGTAAGAGTGTTTACTGTGCAGGTTATTATATTATTAAGTTTGAAAAGGGATGGGTTAAAAGTTTCTGTCCTAAACTAATTACAATTGAACGCTATCCTTACGAAGGACCGTTTAGAACAGACCTTGAAATGAAACAAAGGTTGTCGAATGCAAAATGACAAAATTAACACAATAGCCATACAAAACTTTATGAACCAAGTTCGAGGAGCCGAACTTGGTAATCAAAGAGAAATACGTATGGATATGGCTACTGCTAAGAATCTCAGCCATACACTATCTTTGGTCATGACTAGGTTAGCGGGTAATTATGAAGGTCTAGTACAGTCTGTACAACGTGTTGAACCAGAAGTCCAAGTAAAAATGGACGGAGGAAATTGGGACGAAAAGTAATAAATATACGCATATAATGGAGATATGCGTCTATGAGTCGACCTAAGCCAAAAGTACTACTAGAAAACATAAACAAAAAGACATTTAAGAGCGATCAGATTCTCGAAGCAGATGCCATCTGGGCTGTCTTTTATAAAGGACAGCCTTTTAATCTTAAGAGCCAAAATAGTTTGGGCGGCTATGCTGGTAGCAAGTATAAGAAAGTTTCGTTTTCAAATCCAGGCCATGCACACAATTTGGCTAAGAAATTAAATTCCTTGTTTGGCGTAAAAGACTTTGTAGTGGTCAAACTAACACAAGGTGAAGAAATTAAATGAATCAAGACACATACACTAAAATTTTCTTAAAGGCGGCTGGTTTGGCTGTTACAGAAGAAAACTTAATGTTGTATGCTAGAAAATGGTTCATGAACAATCGAAAGAAATCCCAAGGCGGACTTAGACTAACCGAAGATGGTTTTGAATTTATAAAAACTACTTTGGATTTGAAAGTCTACGAAGTTCCGTTTCCTCCTAGTTTGGATCTTAAACCGCAAGTGATCCTATTTTTGGACAAGTTCATTGACTGTCCATATTTTCTAACACCTGAAACTATCATAGTTTTGGGAGAACGTAAAGCATTTGAACTCCACTTATTTTCTGGAGATGTTAGACAATATGGACTAAACAAAGCAATGAATCGCAAGAACTCTGTCCAAAACTGAAATAACTCCTAAAAATCAGTTGACAAACACCCCTAGTTGTCGTATAATAACAGTACTGTAACGCAGTTATTAACTTTCATTAACTAGGAGCATTTAATGGCTAAAGTAGAAGTCATCAATCGTCAAGTAAGCCCGAATGGCGCAAAAAATGCTATTCGCAAGGCATTTAAAAAGCGTCGTCCAATTTTCCTCTGGGGTCCCCCGGGCATTGGTAAATCAGACATCATTCACCAAATTGGCGGAGAGATGGACGCTCACGTTATCGATATCCGTTTGAGTCTGTGGGAACCTACTGACATTAAGGGTATTCCTTACTTTGATGCCAATCAAGGTAAAATGGTTTGGGGTGCTCCTAGCGAACTTCCTGACGAAGCAATGGCTAGTCAATATCCGTATGTCGTTCTTTTCCTTGATGAAATGAACTCTGCGGCACCTAGCGTACAAGCCGCCGCTTATCAACTTATTCTAAACCGCCGTGTTGGTCAGTACAAACTGCCAGACAACGTTTTGATCGTTGCCGCTGGTAACCGTGAAGCAGACAAAGGTGTTACTTATCGTATGCCTGCTCCACTGGCTAACCGTTTCCTGCACTTGGAAATGCGTGTGGACTTTGATGACTGGGCTCAATGGGCCACCGACAACCGTGTACACAAAGACGTGGTCGGCTATGTTACTTTCGCCAAGAAAGACCTCTACGACTTTGATCCAAAGTCAGCAAGCCGTAGTTTTGCTACTCCTCGTTCTTGGAGTTTCGTCAGCGAACTGTTGGAAGATGATGACACAGATGACGGCACTATGATGGATCTTATCAGTGGTGCTGTTGGTGAAGGTCTTGCTGTTAAGTTTATGGCGCATCGTAAGATTGCATCTAAGATGCCTAAGCCAGAAGACATTCTGTCAGGCAAAGTAAAGAAGATGGATTCGAAAGAAATTTCAGCCATGTATTCTTTGACTGTGTCTCTATGCTACGAGTTGAAGGATGCCGCTGACAAAAACGATAAGACTTTTGACAGCAAAGTTAACCACTTCTTCCGTTTCATGATGGATAATTTTGAAACTGAATTGGTTGTTATGGGTACCAAACTTGCACTTACCCAATATCAACTGCCATTGGATCCAGACGAAATCGACTGTTTCGACGAGTTCCACGACAAGTACGGCAAGTACATTGCGGCCGCACAAGACAAAGGTCGTTGATCCAAAAGAGAAAAGGGTGCAGAAATGCACCTTTTTCCTTGACATAGACATGGTTTGATTGTATAATATATACATTGTAAACAGGAGCATTTATGAGTTATCTAGATCCAATCGTTGATAAAATTGTTGTAGCACGAGTAGGCTTGCTACTTCGCCATCCGTTTTTTGGCAACATGGCTACCCGCATGAAACTAATCGATGCCAGTGATTGGCTTCCTACTGCGGCTACAGACTTCCGTAACTTCTATTATAATCGCGAGTTCTTTGAAAAGATGACTCCACGACAAGTTGAATTTGTTGTTGCACACGAAATTTTACACTGTGTCTATGACCATATGATGCGAGCAGAAGGTCGTGACAAACAAGTATGGAATATTGCCGCTGACTATTGTGTTAATGGTCTGTTGAAGCGTGAGCGCATCGGCGATGATCCTCCTGTTAAATTCTTTCATGACCGTAAGTATGACGGCTGGAGTGCTGAACAAGTCTATGACGAAATCTACAACAAGTACGATGAAGAACAGTTGAGTGCTCTAGGCGAACTGTTGGATCAACACTTGGATCCAGATAAAGACGGTGACGGCAAAGGTCCTAAGTATTCTAAAGAAGAACTCAAACAAATTCGTGACGAAATCAAAGAAGCAATGTTGCAAGCCGCACAGGCCGCGGGTGCAGGTAATGTGCCTGGTGAAATTGCTCGTATGATTAAGGAAATGACTGAGCCTAAGATGAACTGGCGTGAACTGTTGCGTCAGCAAATTCAAAGCACAATCAAGAACGACTTTAGTTTTAGCCGTCCTAGCCGCAAAGGTCAAATGACTGGGGCAATTTTGCCTGGTTGTAACTTTGACACTACCATTGACATCTGTGTTAGTTTGGACATGAGTGGTTCTATTACCGATGCAATGGGTGCGGACTTCCTAGGTGAAATCAAAGGCATCATGGAGGAGTTCAAAGACTTCAACATCAAGATTTGGTGCTTCGATACTAAAGTCTACAACGAACAAGACTACAACGGTTTTACTGCCGACGAAATCAATGACTATGAAATCATGGGTGGTGGCGGTACCGACTTTACCTGTAACTGGGATTACATGAAAGAACATGATATCAACCCTAAGAAGTTTATCATGTTTACAGACGGTTATCCTTGGGATAGTTGGGGTGACGAAGATTACTGCGATACAATCTTTATCATCCACGGCAACGACACTATTGTGCCGCCATTCGGTACATACGCATACTACGAAGCACCGGTACGCAAGTGAGTCTAGTTGATAAAATCAATCCGCTAAATGTTTTGGAATGTAGGGAGTTGCGTGATCCGGCTCCCCACTTCCATTATCTAACTTTAGACCTTCGATATAATCTTCAAAAATCAATACGTGATTGGATTATTCTCAATCTTAAGAATCGCTTTTATATAGGCGAAACACTGACATTAGAGGACAATCAATTTGCCGTTAAATTAAAGGTAGGTTTCGAAGAGCCCAAAGAAGCCAGTTTCTTTCTTATTGCTTGTCCACATTTAAAATACTCTTCGGTATAGTCTGATATATAGTTGTGCCTATACATCAGAAGGAGTACAATTATGGCAGACGAACAAAAAGTAGAACAAACACAAGAAACAGCCGCACCGGCCGCAGAAGCACAAGAACAAAGTTTTGACTTAACTGTACAAGACCTTGGTGCCCTAAAAAACATTATCGATGTTGCCGCACAACGTGGTGCATTTAAACCAAACGAAATGCAGGCCGTAGGTACCGTATACAATAAACTTGCAGGATTCTTAGATGCTGTAAGTAAACAAGGAGGTAAGGCTAATGCCTGATATCAAACACGTTGGCCGCATGAAGGCTAATGGCAAGAAGGTTGTAGTGGCCTATAGAACCTTGCCAGGAGAGAGTGACTCTGCTCTAGTAGTAGCAACAGAAGCATTGACTCCAGAACAACACGATGCATTAATTACTCTAGTAGAAAGTAATGCAGGTCAAAACTCTTATGAGTTTGCCGAAGCAATGGCTAGAACACGTTTCCCAGATGGTCGTGTAATGCTAAATGAACTTCACTACACTAAGAAATTAGTAAAGGTGAAAACTTCTGAAGTTGAAATGTTGCCTAATGTTCATGCAACCATTGAACTATCACAACTTAATCAAATCATTGCTGAACAGCGTGGCATTAGTGTTAATGACCTTGCACTAGGTAATGGTTTCGAAAGTAGAGATGCGGCAACAGTCAGCGAAGTTCCTCCACCAAAGTCAGAGAACTTTGAAGTCAACC